ATGTTCTCTTCTGATATGAAAAGCCAACTCTCGGTGCGTGATGATGGGTTATGGGGGATGTTTGTATCTGGAAATGGAGCTAATGCTGGCTGGAAGCCGCTACTACTTGCACAAGGGGGAACCGGAGCAAAGGATGTAGTTGGTGCTAAAAATAATCTACAAGTTGATAGATTGGTACAACATGATAAACAAACTTGGTTGCACGCCCCAGATAAAGATTCATATTTATATATTTTGGATAGTGGGGAATGGGGATGTTATTCAATATCTAGTGGTAACAAACCTCTTGGTGTTACACAGGGTGGGACAGGTGGAAACAACCAAGAATCTGCCCGACAGGGGTTAGGTATTGCGACTTCTGATGTTGTATGGTTTAAAGGTGTAGTTACACAATCTGTAACTGGGGTCGGTGGAGCTTGGACCCCAGTGGTTAGAAAACTTAAAGATCAACAAACGGCAGATGTAAACAGAAATAACCAGTTATCATATCTTGAAAACTCAGACTGTGCAGTAACCAACTATATTATTACGGTGAATGGAGTAGCCCAATATGTATGGCAAATGACAAGATCGGATAATATAACTAACTGGTTTTCTATGCGAGCAGATAACACAATGCATACACCATTAGGTCAAGTTTCAATTCAAGGTTCTGATGTTCGAATTAAAGAAAACTTCGAACCGGTACAGAAGGGGGCATGGGATCGTATTTCAAAAATAGGCATTTGTGAATACACATATAAATCTAATTCAGTTCCACAACGTGGTTACTTAGCTCAGCAAATGGAAGCAATTGATCCGTTATATGTATTTGAAGGTGGTACATCTACTGATGATGATGGTAACGAATTTGAAATACTAAACGTGAATGATAAGGCTGTACAGGCCGATATGATTACAGTAGTACAAGAATTGCAAACACAAGTCAAAGAACAAAAAAGCCAAATAACTCAACTAATGGCAATGGTTCATGCACAAAATCTTACCATTACAGAACTAATGAATAAATAAATACAATCGGGGTGACAGGAAGTTGCCCCAATCATAACTTATATAAGGATATAAAATAATGGCTATGGATATTTTCAGCGGTGCTAATATTACTGTGTCAATTGGTACAAGTGCGGGTAAAGTACTTGCAACTGATTTTCAAGTAGTACCGGAAGTTGCATCATTTACTACAAGTGGTTTTGAATCAGTAGTTATTGATGTAGTTACTTTTAATAGTGCTTATAATAGAAAACTATTAGGTACAAAATCTATTCCCGACATTGATCTTCAGGTTAACTATCTACCAGATAATGCGGTACATCAGAAACTAGAAACTCTTGCAGATGAGCAAAAACGTTGCCAAGTAAAATTGGAGTACTTCACGGATGCCGCTAAAACCGCAGGATTCTATGTAGTTTATACTTGCTTTGTTTCCTCAACTACCATTGATGGCGATAAGGATCAGGTAGTTACAAAATCATTTACTCTTGCAGTAGATGGTGAAGCAATTGAATCAGGTCTAATTGGCGAATAATACTAAATAAGGGTGATAGCAGTTGTTATCACCTTTTTTATTACCTATAAGGAAACAAAATGAACATTGAAAAACTAAAAAACAAACTAAAACCAAAACTATATGAACATAACCTGGAGGGCGAAACTGTATATATTCACCGTCCAAGTGCACGTGATTTTTCAAAATGTGATAATGTTGAAAACACACTAATCTATTGTGTGAAAGATGAAAATGGTGATCCAATTTTTGCAAGTGAAGATATTGATGGACGTATTAATGTAGCATCCATTGATTTTCAATATCAGAATGAACTATATGGTGCAATTCTAAAACTTGTCACTGAAATGGATAAAGTTGATGAAGTAGAAAAAAAGTAATCGAGTCTCCAGACTTACGCTATTACCTAAAAATGATTAATAAGCGTGGTTTATCCCCCGCCGAATTTGAAGATTTAGATCCTGATTTATTTGAGGCATTAGTTATATTTGATCAGTTTATAGAACCGTCAGGATCTAAAATGGATATGCTGTATTATTCCCATCTATGCCACACAATGACAATGAACACACCAGGAATGACTAAAGAACTTGCAAAGAAAATCAAGTATAAAGATTACGACTTTTTAGGTTTACTGGATGACCGAGAAACAAGTAAAGAGCGTATTACTAGAATAAACAAGCAAAGGCAAGAATCGGAATTCAATAAACTAGGTGAAGCGATTAAAGCCCAAGCCATGATGAAAGGGAAAAGTAATGGCACAAAATAAAAAAATAAAAGTTGAAATTGTTGGTGATAGTACAGGACTAGAAAAGTCACTTAATACCGCAGAAAAGAAACTTGATTCATTTGGTAAAAATATTGGTGGTGGTCTTGGTGGACTATCACGTGATGTTGGCGGTGCATTTGGGTCTATGTCAATGGGGCTAACTGGTGTAGCTACTGGTGCTGGTCTTGCAGTAACGGCACTTGGTGGACTCGTATTAAAGCTAAATGACGCAGTAAGAGAACTAAACCAAATATCAAAACAGTCTGGAATGTCAGTAGAAACTTTACAGCAACTACAGAGGGCATTTTATAGTACAGGTCTATCCGTTGATAAATTTGCAGACATTAACCAAGATTCATTAGATAAGATGGGCGATGCAATAGCCAATGGTGGTACTATCGCAGATGATCTAAAAAGTGTCGGGCTTGATGTTAATAACTATATCAAGTACATGACACAAAAAGATGGTGGCGTAAAAGCAGTCATACAAATGTTCTATGATCTTAAAGCGGCAGGTGCATCAGTAGCTGAAACTAAATTCTTGCTTGAATCAGTTGCTAGTGATGCATCCCGTATGGGTGAAGTACTAGAACAGTCTGCTAATGCAAATGACGCATGGAATAAGATCCATAGTGAAACAATTGCAATTACTAATGAAAGTGCTAGGGCATTTGAACAGTTCGATAAAAACCTAAATGATTTTACAACTACTGGACAATCATTTTTATATGAGTTTATCACCCCAACAATTGAAGAACTTAATACATTATATGGATGGTTTAATAAAGATTGGGATAAAACTAAATTAGTTGAACTAATGAAGGGTGGATTTAAAAACTTCTTCTTTGGTGGTGATGGAGCAATACCAGAGTTTCTACGTGATCAATTCGATGTATCAGCTACTGAAGTTACAAGTCAGGCAAGGGACACACTTCTAAACTCTATTAGCTCATTACAGGGTGATCTTCAGGCCGCCGTAGATGCGGGTAAAGGCCAAGATAAGTTAATAGAGAAACAGAAGAAACGCGAGCAGGACGAAGCCAAGAAAGAAGCCGATAAACTTCAAAAGGCACGTGACGCAGCCGCAGCAAAGGCAGCAGCAGCCCAGAAAAGAGCAGCTACCGAACGTTTAAATGCTCAAAAGACATTAGATGCCGCCATTACAGATGTGGTGATTGGTACTAATGAACGCCAATTAGCCATGTTCGACCGTCAACAAAAAGAGTTAGTACAGAAGATTAAAGACAGTGCTAAAACTCTTGGATTATCACAAGGTGATTTAAACAAGCTATTACTTGATCAACAAGCCAGTGCCGCAACTAAGCGTACCGATATGGTTAATCAAATGATTGGTTATCAAGATCCAAACCAATCAATGAAAAATAATATTGGACTATTACAAAGTGGTTCATTAAATCAAAACCAAAAGAATTACCTTGCGGATCAACAGGCACAGGGATTAGGGCAAAACGCAAATACTCAACGTCAATTAGATAGTAATACGGAAGCAATGAATCTTGAATTACAGCAAAACGAATTACTCCTAAAAGGCCATGAAGATTTTGAACGCCGTAAATCTGAAATTACAGCTAAGTACGCGGCACAGGCCGTACAGATCCAACAGCAGGAAACTATACAAATAATGCAAAGTATGGAAGATTCAATGGGTCAAATTGGTCAAGGTATGGCAGCGGCATTTGGTGAATCATCTGGTGCGGCACAGGCATTTTTTGCCGTACAAAAGGGTTTAACTATATCCATGACTATTATGAAGATCCAAGAAGCATTAGCATCAGCATTAGCATTAGGTTTTCCACAAAATATTCCCGCATATGCTCAAATAGCCGCTATGGGTATGAGTATTATTAGTACAGCCACTGGTGCGGGGTCTGGTCAATTCCACGGTGGTGTGGATTCTCTTGATCCTTCTATGGATAACAAATCATTCCTACTAAAAGCGGGTGAACGTGTTGTACAGCCAGCCGCGAACCAAGATCTAATTAAGTTTCTTGATGAACAAAAAGGTAATAATGGTTCATATTCGGGTGGTGGTGAAGTAACAATCTATTCCCCACTAATCGTAAAAGGGAACGTAGACGATCCCGAAATATGGAATAAGATGTTACAGAAGAACCAAAATAATGTAGCACAGGCCGTTAGAAGTAGCCAAAAACGTAATACATAAGGAAGGGGGCATTATGCCCCTTTCTTTATAAATACAGGAGATAATTAGAAGGAATCTAAAATGAATTTTTCAAATAATATTAAGGTTAGTGAAGTTACACTATCAAGTACTATTCCCCAATACTCCCAACGTGCTTGGACGGGTGAGGAACTACGCCGTAGTGTGGGCATTCAATACTATACCATTAAATTTAATCTATCTTTTGAAATGAAAGATAGGCACGAAGTACAGGCATTTATTGCCGAATATCAGCAGGGTAAACCATTTAACGTATCATTGGGTAGAGCGGGTACATATACAGGTTCAGAATCTGGAGCGATTACCGCAGCGGGGGCAGTTGCTAAGGGGTCAATGATAATCCCCACAACTCAAAATACATTACGTGTGGGTGATTTAGTACAGTTCAGTAATCATAAAAAGCTCTATCAGATTGTTGAAACTACAGGTACGGAATTAACTATATTCCCACAACTACGTAATAATGTTGGTATGGGTGAAACTGTAATTTATAACAATCTAACAATCACAGCGACACTAGATGTTGATCAAAGTTTTGATATGGCTATTCAAGGTGTTTCATCAGTTCAATTCAACGCTACGGAGTATTTGAGATAATGGATGATTCAATTTTAACTAATCCCATTCTATTGAAGTATTGGGAACTACTACGCGGTGAATCACTATCACGTTTATCTATTAGTGATCTAATGTCAATGGGTATTCACGTTACTACATTTGATTTATTACCACGTTCAGTTAATGCGATCTATTGGAATGATGGATTCACACAACTTTCCCTGAATGGTGTTTTATATGAACCATTCCCAGATTTAGTACAGGACTCTTTACCTTCATTTAGTGAGGAAAAGGGCATTAGTAATGACACTATTGATTTTACAGTTTCCAATGTAGATAACGCCACACGAATCATGGCAATGTCAGGACAACTAGATAAGGCAAAGTTAAATATTTCCCTTGTCATTTTGAACCCATATGATTCTACACCCATCTATCAACAAAGAATGTTTTCAGGATTCATTGAAAACTTTGAATGTACCGTAAATCCATTTAGTGAGATTAACGAAATGAAAGTTACCGTGAATAGTGTCTATCAACGTTTAGACTTAACTCCCAAAACATTAGCAAGTAACTCAGTCTATCAGAGTTATTACCCCAATGATGCAATTATGAGTCTATTGGGTCAGGTGAACAAGGAAGATCAAGTATGGCGTTACAAATAAGTAAAGTATATGAAATATGCCAAGAGGCATTAAATCACCCCTATAGTTACGGTACTAACGATTGTAATATTGTTGCTATTAGAGTACTAGATTCTATTAGTGGTACAGATTGGGAAAGTAAAGCAGACTATGACAGTCTACTAAGTGGTATTAAAAATCTCAAAGAATTAGGTTTTGAAAGTACAGCAGATATTATCAAACAACATTCCGATAAAGTGAAATACACAATCGATGGTGATATTTGGGTAGATCCAGATAACCCACATACCGTTGCTATAGTCGTTTCCGGTCGTCTATTAGGGGTAAATAAAGAACATACAGAATTTAATATAGTCCCACGTAGAAAGGATGGGGACTATTATAGAATAAGGAAATAAAACTATGGGCGGCGGTGGCGGCATTGGTAATTTTTTTGGGGCAATCCTAACAGCGGTAGTAGTTGCGGTTGCCGTGTACTTTTCAGGTGGTACGGCATTAGCGGCAATTGGTTATGGTGCGGCAGCGGGGGCAGTTTCCCTAGTTGCGACAAGTATGCTTTCACAGATTGGTGCACAGGGATATGGGGATGTTACGGATACTCTAAGCCGTTCTACATCCCCGGCAACTGGTTTACCCGTTATATATGGTGGTCAATTTCCACATAAGGATGAGAAGCATCAAGGATCATTTGTATTAACTGGTACTATCAATAACTGGTACGCAGTAAAAGACAATGAATCGCAATACTTCTTTTCTTCACAAGTAGTTGCTATGACTGGTGTAGAACCATATATAGAACAAATTTACTTTGATAACGTGCCTGTACTTGATGCACCAATTACACAGGATGGTATTGTAGGTAATAATATTATTTCAAATAAGTTTTCACCATACCTTCAATTGGAAGTACGTTTTGGTGGTGACTATAATTCAACTTCATCACTTGCTAAAACATATGCGGGTGAGAAATGGAAAGATAACTTTTATGGTAAAGGTGTTGTATCAGTTTATGCGGTAATTAAAAAGACTCAACAATCATTAGAAGATAACATTTTAACAAATGATAATTTCACAATGAATGTGGAACTGAAAGGGCAGAAAATCTATGATTTCTACAGCGGTACTACTTTTGCTACTTCATGCCCCGTAAGCCAGATCTATGACTACCTAACTAATACTATCTATGGGATGGGGTTAGATCCTCAACTCATTAATATTGATTCATTCGAAGAATCGGCAGCATATTGTCATTTAGTTGGCCTGTACTCAAATGGTGCAATTAGTTATCAAGATACTTACAAAAAGAATATTGAAAACATTCTCCAGACATTTGGAGGTATTACATATGTACATGGTGGGCAAATTTGTATCACGGTTGATCGTAAAACTTTATCTGTACAGTCATTTGATGAATCTAATATGGTTGGTGATTTGAAAGTAATCACATCAGGTAATCAGGACTATTATAATGTTCTTGATTGTCAGTTTACTAGTGTTAAGAATAACTACTCAACGGATGTAATACGTATTCCATCAGATATTAGTACAGATGATGTTATTAAGTCGGATGGTCAAGTAATCCCCCTTAGCCGTGATTTCTCTTGGATTTATTCGGAAAGGGCAGTAAATCTACTTGCGAATAGTGAACTACGAAAGGCACGTTTTGCCCTTAAAACTATTCAATTTACAACGGGTGAAGCATGGGATCTAAAAGTGTGGGATTCAATTACTGTACAGAATAGTGAATTGGGTATTAATGGAAAATTCAAAGTACTAACCAAGTCAGTAGCGACCGATCAAAAGAACGTAGGCTATTGTCAGATTTCGGCGGTTGAATATCCAGATGCAATATTTGATGGTGATGATTCATTGGTATTCCCTCCAGCGGGAACAATTTCGGGTGGTGCAGGTAATGTACTAACTGTACTACCGCCAGTAAATCTACAGGTATTCCGTAAAGGTACAATTACTACGGGTAACGTAGTAACGGTTGATTGGGATGCAAGCCCCGATCCCAATTTACGTGGATATTATGTGTACTATAAATTATCTAGTACTAATACATGGACGTATGCCGGATCTACTTCAGTAATGTCTACGGAATTCGATATATACGGTTTAGATGAAAGTCAAAACTATGACTTTTCCGTAGAAGCATATAACATCCTTAACCGCCGTAGTGCTAAATTAACGTTAGAAGGTATCAAGCCTGAATTTAATTTCACATTACCCGCAGTTACTGGTGTTATTCTTGCCAATAGTACCGAATCCGTATACGTCACAGATTCGGGTGATTTTAATATACGTTGGGATAACCAGAAGAATTTACCAGTGAATGGTAGATCATTCAGTGATTATTTTAGGTACTATACTATTAACATCTATAATGGTAATTCATTAATTAAAACTTTCTATACTCAAGAGAGTTTCTTCAATTACACACTAGCATTGAATGAATCTAAGGTACGTAAACCAACAATTGGTATTATTGCTCAGGGTTATAATTCGGGTACATACTCACAGGAAGTGAAAATTACCGTTGAAAACAAACAATGTAAACAGGCACAGGGTTTAACAATTGGTGGTGGATTTGGTAATTTATTTTGTTCATGGACTCCATCTAATGAACGCGATTATGCAGGTTGTGTAATTTCCATGATCTCAGGTACTCAAACCAGAGTTTACATTAGTAATAAACCGGAATTCGATTCTGTACCTAATATTACGGATGGTGAATATAAAGTAAAAATTGGTTTTTTTGATATCTTTGGACAAGACAATATAATCTATACTCCAGAGCAGACTATTTCAATCAATTCTAAATACCAATTCACTGAGGAAGATGCTAATGAAATTAATGGTATTTTAGATCTTGATAAACGTTTAGATGATACATTGAATAATGCAGTAAATGAAAGTAGTGAATATACTAATACACAGATTGGAGTACTTCAAAATAAAATTGATAATGATATTAGTGCCAAGATTACCGAAATGAATCAAACTATTGTTGATAATAACACTGCAACTACACAACAAATTACACAATTGAAAAGTGAAGTTGATGGAAATCTTGCAAGTGTAAACCAACAAATGGTTACTAAGGCCGATAAATCTACAGTAGATGCACAATATACTTTATCTGTTAATGCAGGTGGTACGGTAGCTGGTATGCGTTTAGTGGCAAGTGAAGGAACTAGTAATAATTCGGCAATATATTTTGCGGCAAATAAATTTATTGTATCTGGAACTGATACAGCCACTGTAGGCGGTACAGCACCATTTTCAATTATAAATGGAAGTACTTATATTAAGACGGCAATGATCCAACAGGGAAGTATCGGTACAGCATATATAGGTGATTTGTCAGTTACCAATTCTAAAATTGCCGACCTGTCAGTTAACTCAGCTAAAATTGTTGATGGCTCAATAACAAACTTAAAGATAGGTAATGAGATCTATAGCAATAACTATCAATGGAACTCTTCAGGGTGGTATATTGGGAAAGATGGTACAGCATTGTTCTATAACGGCTATTTTCGTGGTGGGATTTATGCGGATTCAGGTAACTTTGGTCTAAATGGTAATGGTGGGGTAGTTATTAATGGTAATGGAATTACCGTCCCGTTATCTAATGGGGGGCGTGTAGTCGTTGGACGTTGGTAATAGAAAAGGGGGCAATTGCCCCCTTAATATGAATCCGGTAATAGTATCATCGGCATATTGATATTCATATTATATGAGGCGTCCCAACCATTGGAAGGAGTACCACCAAATACTTTATTGTATGCGGAACGTACATATCCACCAGAACGTACTAAACCTTTATATCGTGCATTACCAAAACCACCTACCATACGTACTTGTGTACCTGTATAGCAAACGTTAATGTACTTATTACCTATGTATTGATTTGAATCACTAATTGTTATTGTACTATCGAATAGGAAAGGTTTTTTTGTAGTTGAAAAAGTACATTGCCCCGCTGCGTTATACATGGTTATACCTTCGCCTGCTATGGGTGGTGTTTGATTGAATACAACTACATCAATTGATACAGCACCTGCTACATCGTCACGACCTGTATAAGTAATATCGCGTACAACTAAGTTAGCACCGTCAAAGCCGACAGAAACGTTTGGGTTATCCCACTTACAAAAAGGTATTCCCCCTATAGGTAATGCCGCTTGTCCGTTAACATACATATTACCAGACCACGCACATGTTAAGATCGTACCAACATTAGAGATAGCCGTAAAATTAGATGAGTCTGCTACTAGTAATCCTTCATTGTAGGTAGAAGCGGGAAGTACTTCAAATGCTAAACCATCAAATGCAATACTACGTGATCCTTGCCCGCCTTTATTACCAAATGATACTACCATGTTAGAATAGTCATTACGTGTAACGGATGTAATATAGTAAATTTCTGGTAATCTAGAGAATTGATAAACACTGACAGGATTAGTTGGGATGAATATTACTTGTGATCCTACATTGCTAGGGGCAGGAAATGTAATACTACCATTACCAAATCTATCGGTATTACCGCGATTGCTTTGTGTTAGTGTTCCACAATATGCAGGTGCACGTAGTCCCGCTGTAATATGCATTGGTTGTCTACCATCATTATAATCAATTAAAATCCCTTCAGCCATATATAATACCTCGCTCAATTAGTTATAATATTTATAAATATAATTATAATAATAGAAAATAAGGAATTTAATATGGCTTGGGAAAGCATTTTTGCTGTTATCTTTGCGGGTGGTGCTTTACTTTGGAGTATCTTTAGGGATAAAGGGTCTGATATAGATAAGTTATCATCACGACTTACTAAACTTGAATCTTATACAGAACACAATAAAGTGGATATGGAACGATTAGAAAAAAAGCAGGCTGAATTAGACGACAGCCTACAGGAATTACAATCACAGATTCACCAATTGGATCTAAAAGTTGAGCGTATTCTTGCCATTCTTGAAAAAACAAAAGGGGCATAATGCCCCTTTCTTTATTTGTTATTTAATTGTTTTACCATATCGTTTAAACGGTTGGGTGTTTGGCGATACCATAAAGAATCTTTAGCCTGATTTATTGCTTCCTTCCAATCTTGTTTTTGAAGTGCAGCAATCATTTTTTTAAACTTCTTAGTACCTGCTAAACCTAATTGAAACACCATAATGATCATGAAATCTTCCCAATCTTTGGGGAGTGTAAGACCAAGTGTTTTTACATCCTTTTTGGTTCGGTCAATATCCCATGCCAATAATAGATCGGCATCCAATGGAGTAATACCATTCTTGAATTTTTCACGTTCACTTGGTAGTACCTTGTGACCGGCCCCTATAGTATCGTAACCTTCAGTATCTTTATACATCCAGAACTTACCATGTTTAAAATATCCGCGTGTTTTTTGGTACTCCATTGTTCCTTCATATAGCCACAATCTTTCTTTAATATTCATAAATACCTCATAAGAATAATAATTTATGAGGTATTTATGAATGATTGGTTATATTCACCAGACTGGAGCGAAAAAGAGTTATTAGATGGTAGTTCAGTTGGTTTTGTTTACTTGTTTCAATTTGAGGATGGTACATTCTATCTAGGAGTGAAGCAGATATGGAAAGGGGTTAGGGATTCAACTAAATTAAAGGGAAACGAAAAAGAAAACGGATGGCGAGAGTACAAAAGCAGTTCTAAGAAAGTACAGAGTATGATCGATTCGGGAATGAACTATACCCGTACCATCCTATGGGGCTTTGAGACAATGACAGAAGCAAACTATGTAGAATCCTTTCTAATCCTCACACATTCACTTGATGAAAACATTTTGAATATGGCAATGATGAGTAAATGTCGTATACCAACGGGAACTAAGAAAAGAAAACTTAGAGGAATAATACAGACTATAGAAGGGTGGTTATGAAAGTAAAAACTAAAATCAGCGGTTTAACCAGTGCTAAGGGGTTCATAAACTCAGAAGGGAAAAAGTATGGTAATCAATTCCAAGAAGAATTAATTACAAGATCTCGTGCTTTGGCAAGACAAATGCAAGCCGATATGTCAGCGGCAATAGATAAGGGTCCGGTCCCATTTACTAATAGTGCGGTACTATTCTTTTATGCAAAAACTGGTACTAGTGTTTCCTGCATTATCATGATTAAGGATATTCAGGCCAAATACTTATATGATGTAATTGTTAAACCTTCCCATATTAATAAATTTATCCCCACAAGTTCGGCAAAGATGACTAAACAGGGAAATATTTCACAATTAAAAAGTGGTTTAGCGAAGGGTAAATACAAGGCAGTAGTACAGAACGGTAAGAAGTACTTAATCGATACTACTAAAAAAGATACTAAAGATAAAACAAAGAGGATAATTGGTGTACGCGAAAGTAAAAAACGCAAGCTCGTATATGACTTTTATAATGAGGCAGAACAGGGGGCTATTGCGATTATAAGCGGCATACAAGGACACTTTAAATTAAAAAGAGGCTAAGCATGGATTTTGAACAACATTTTAATGAGGATACACCATACATTACGCTTGATGGGTTTACGCCAATGGCGAACAGCAAACCAATTGATAATATTTTTCTGAATAAAAAAGTAAAAAAAGTAAAAAAAGTATTAAAAGGTAGTGGTTATACTTCATCTCAACATATGAATGTAGTTTACGAACAAAAGAAACCAATTAAGGTTGGTAGTATTGTACGTTGGGAATTACGCGGTATGGGTTTTGATGTGATAGTTTTAGGGTATGGTGAATTGTTCGTTAAAGGTCTAAGAGTACATGCATATTGTGTAGGAATCATGGAATGATTAGTGTAATTATAGAATTAATAAAATCTGGTCTATCTTTTTTCCAGAAAAAACAAGAGAAAGAAATTGATAAAACTGTAGTTACTACTCAGGAAACTAACGAGACAAACAGAGAAGAAATCAAAAAAGGCTTTAGTGGTCGTAATTTCTTGTTTTATATTTTGGGAGCAATCATTGCGTGGAATTATATCCTTGTACCTTTACTTGATGTATTTGGAATTGTTTTATTCTCCCTTCCATTGGGTGAGATATTTTCATTGTTGCAATTGATGGTAGGAGGTATGTAATGGTATATGGTATTCAAGTACAGCGTAATGGAGTTATGATGAATGCCGTTACCAATCCAACTAACGTACTAGCAGTTATTACATAAACACAGACGTTTATGATTCATACTAAAAATAAGGAAATAAGTAATGGACTACATTGCAATAGGGGGTCTTATCATTGGATTCTTTACATTTATTGGGCGTCTGCTTTATAGACGAAAACAAGAGATATTAGAAGCTGAAAGGCGTATAAGTGATATTGAAAGTAAACTTTTAGTATTAGAAACTAAAACAGAAAACAACGAATCTGATATTGATGAATTGTACGATTTAGTACGAGAACTTTCAAAAATTAAAAGTGATATTTCTGAAATTAAAGGAATGTTAAAATCTAAATGAAGCCCCTTATGGGGCTTTATCTATTTTTGTGGTTATGATTATTTGGCTATTTGTCTCTCTAAATGTTGAGGTGCTTTTTATATTTGGCAAGTACCGTGTTGTTTTGTTTTTAAATTTTTTATAATCCCAAATGATGAATGCTATTCCTAAAATAATTACTAAAGAATATATTAATGTATCGGGGAATTTAAACTTATCATTTACATAAAATGATGTTATGGATGCACTGATAGCTACAGCAACACTAAATACACCAATAAGATCGATTTCCCTTTCTAGAAAATGGTTTATCTTTGTTTTCACGCAATAAGTAGCCGCAATGAATGTCAAGATCAAAGATTGTGTACTAACCCAAAGTGAATATTCAGTATCTGGGCATAGATAAATCAATGCGATATTAGCGGCTATAGATAATAATGTAATGACTATAACTACTGCTAATAGTTTGATGGTTTTCAT